AGACCACCGACAGGGGCGCCCACCGTGGCCGATGTCGAAACGCGCTGGCGCTTGGCTTGATCGGCTTTCATCGACCGGGCCAGCTACCCGCAGGCAGAATGCCCATGTTGAGGAACAGGTCATTGCGCCGTGCATCCATGTGGATGCTTTCAGTGACCTTGTCGCGCGGATGATACCGCGACAGGGCCACGGTGTAGGCGTCTTTTTCCTCCGCGTAATTGAAACCCTTGGCAGCCAGAAACCGCCATTTGAGGCCCAGCACAAACAAGTCATCGGGCAGCAGCGGCGTATCGGTATCGGCCAGGAATTGGCTTTGCGGCACACTCGCCGCCGATTGGCACCAGTTGCTCGACACGTATTCGATCGAGATCACATTGCCCGCGACATACGGGATCAGCGAAAACCCGGCAGGAATCGAATAACCCGTGGGCGCCGCTTGAGGCACCGGATCGAACACGATCGAACCGTTCATGATCCGATAGCGGATATACACACCCGCAGGCGCAATCGCGGATTTGAGGTATTGCCAGTCAGCGGGCGACATTGGCCCGGTGAGGGGCATGTGCGAAGTGCTGTTCCAGAACGTGTCTTGCTGGTAATACGCAAAGTCGGTCGGAAAGGCGTAGGTATCCTGCCCAGCTACCAGCGTGATATTCTGGATGCCCCGCAGAGCCGTCCACGCGCCTTCGATCTGGGCTAGTTCGCTGCCTTCACGGTTGGCCAGAGCAACCATCTGCTGCGTCTGCTGATCGGGGTTGCCAATCGCAGACGCAGGAGATTGAAGGCCAAGTTCGAGCGCCGCCGTCTGAACGATGGCCAGTAGGTTTTTCGCCATCGGTCAACACCTTCGATTAGGCGCTAAGGATGCAGCCCCAAGTGGTCGGCGTCAGCATGATGAAGCGCGCGCCCTTGTTCGCCGGAACGGAAATGGCGATATTCGCCGAAAGCCCGTTGATGGACGAACCCGACGGCGGATAGACCGCCAGAGCGTTCGCGCCCGCGTTGAAAACTTCGATGCTGTCACCATTGGTCACGCCAAGCTGCGGCGAGGACGACAGCGCCGGAAGCACAGCACCGGTCGAAGCTGCCACGGTCGTGAACTGGTTGAAGTTGGCCGTGATCGCCAGAGCGGTGCCCTGCGTCGAACCGGTAGCGGTCAGACCCGAGGCGACATCGCCGACCATGAAGCCTGCGCCAGCAGCGGGCGCACCCATGCCGACGAGTTTACTGACTGAAGGCATCTGCTGTTTCCCTTTGCTTGCGGGGTTGTTTCGAAACGAGAGCGGTCAGCACCGCGATCTGCGCTTTGAGTTCGTCCATCTCGGACTGAACAGCGGGCGGCAGCGGTGCAGGCTGCGAAGAGAGATATTTCTGGGCAATGTCACGGTAACGTCGCATGCCCATGCCCAGCGCCGAAACACTGGTATCGGTCAGGCTCGCCAGCATTTCGACCGAACGGATGTTTTTCGAGGCAAGGCTGGCAATGTCGCCGTCGTTGAACGTCTCGATGACGCTCAGCGGCGTGCCGATGATTTCCTGCGAGCGGTTGGCTTTGTAAGCCGCCCATTCACGCGGGAAACGCTCATGATCGCCGATCGCATCACCGATGGTTTCGGTAATGGCAATGCGGTCAACCTTCAGATCCTGCCGACCCGGAAAAGTCACTCGAATGAACGGCACGACGCGGAAATCCTCATCCTCAGCCGTCATGCGCCCTTCGGCGATGGCCTGCCGACGATCAAGGTCGTTCATGTAGTCGCGGCCATCGTAGAACTCGACAATGGCCGACGAATTGGGATTGTCGTAGCCGTCAATCGATACTGTGACTTCACTCATGGGCTTTCTCTCCAGAAAGGGGTGGGGGATGATCCGGCAACCATCCCCCAGTTTTCATTAGGTGATCTGACCCTGAGCCAGCGGACGGTTCAGGAACAGAACGGCCTGAGTGCTGGAAAGGGTGCCCACGTTCGAGCCGGGAACGTAGGTGTTGGACGAACCCGCTCCGGTGCCGATCTGGGCCGACACAGCCGACATCGCCGTCGTGTTCAGCATGTGCTTGCCGTTGACAGCAGTCGGCGAAACCACGCCGGTTGCCTGCCAGTACATCGGGTTGCCGACAGCCGGGGTGCCCTGCACGTTGGCAATCGCGTTGCCTTCGACCTGGAACCAGCCGTACTGACCGACAGTCAGCGCAACCAGCGCAATGGCAAGAGCCTTGCCGCTGTTCGCCGTACCAGCCCACGGGGTGAACTGGATGTCATAGCGGTTGGTGGCCGACACGTTCACGCCGACTTCACACACGCCACCGGCGGCGATCGTGGTCGATGCGCGGCCATAGATGAACGTGCCGGCGCCGAGGTAAGGGTCAAAACCCTTGATTTCCACGCCGGGGAAATTGGTGAAGCCGCGAGTGGTCGGGCCAGTCGCCAGACCAGCCAGAGGGCCGGGGCCAAGCGTATCGACGTTGTAAAGATCGACAAGCCCGGCGGTGACTTCGAGGACAGTATATGCCATGTTCTGCGCTCCTTACGCGGTCAGCACGCCCTGCAGGAAACCCGCAGACATGGTGAGGTTGCCCGCCCAGCCGACCAGCTTGACAAGAGCATCCTGGTTGACGGGGTTGACTTCGCTGATCTCGGTGAAGTTCCGCTTCGAATGCGGCTGCAAGAACAGGTAGTCGGTGTTCAGGAAGTACATCGTGTTTGCGGGAGCGCCGCCGCCGAAACCGCCGTCCAGAATGACGGGGATGTTCGACATGAACATCAGCTCGCCGAAACCAGCCTGAGCGCTGTCCGCCGACGCGAAACGCTGCTGAGCCTGCAGCGCGCGAAGGTAGGTCAGATATAGGTTGTTATCGGCCACGATCACCTTCGGCTTGTCAGCCTGGCGAACGCAGCGGACGTAGGTCCGGTTCATGTAGTCCACGATGTTTGCGGACGAGATCGCCGCACCCCCATCGGTGACGCCCGAGAACTTCTGGTTGCGCCAGAAAGTGCCCAGCGTGGTCGAACGGTCGATACCACCAACGACACCAGTGGTCGGGGTGGACGAAACCAGCGCGGCCAGACCGTTTACGGCGCGACCGTTGTTGCCGGTGCCGTCGCCGTACAGATCGACGGCCAGCTTGTTCTTCAGCGAGCCATAGGCGTTGTTCACGCGCTCATCGATCAGGCTGATCACCTGTTCCTTGCCGCTGTTCATCAGCAGTTCGATTCCGCTGATCGTGATCGACGCGGCGTATTGCGCGATCGCAAATTCGGCGAGGGTCAGGGTGTCCTGCGGCGTGATGTTGATCGGATCGTAACCCGAATAGCTGTTCGCCGTGTTGTTCTGGGCGAAAATCACCGACTTGGCGATGGTACGACCACCGTCAATCGGCTTGATGTTGCCCGCCTTGCTCAGAAACTTGAGCAGGCCGTTGTTGTACGTGAAGTTGTCAGCGGCGGTCTTGGAACGGTTGCGCAGGGTGGCGCTGATCAGTTCCGACGCACCGGGAGTACCGAGTGCCATGGTGGATTATCCCGAATATCGGGCGATAATCGCGTCATATTCCAGCGACATCGCCTCAAGTGGATCAAGGGTGGCGATTCCCGGAGGCTTGGCATGGCCCGAAGCGCTGGGAGGTGACACGGCGGCATGTCGCGCTTTCGCGACAAGCGCATCCTGCTTGGCTTTCTCTTCGGCAAGCTTGGCTTGAGCTAGCGCCTCAGCCTGTTGCGCAATAGAGGTGGAGCGCAGTGCGTCATTTGCCGCTATAGCCATGTTGTACAGAGTTTGCAAGTCTGTACTGACGCCAGCACGGGCCAGACGTTCCATTTCCGGTGCAGCTTCTGCGAAATACGGCACGGACGCGGCGAATTGCTCAATCGTCTGTTCGATCTGACCGGTCTGCGCTTGTTGTTCCTGCGCCCGGTAATACGCAAGCTGGGCATCGCGCTGCTGGATGGCGAGTTGGGCGCGGGCGATTTCAGGCTGCGGACGCGAATAATAGGCGCGTTCGATGTCGATATCGTACATCGTCGCGATCTGGTTCAGCAACTGCGCCTTGGCGTCGGGATCGGCAGTCCGAAGCATCCGCGCCGTGTGCAGAAGGTTGCGAACGGCCACTTCAGGTTTGCCGCCACCGTCCGCATCAATGATGTCGCGATATTCTTGAACGGTCTGGTCAAAGCTGCGGCCAACCTGGCGTTCACGATCAACCCGCGTGACGATATCGTGCGTTTCCCGTTCGCGCTTTTCGATCGCCGCTCGCACCGGCTCAGATAGCTTGCCCCATTCCTCGCGGATTTCCTTGGGCAGGCGTTCGGGCGGTTGCGGAGCTTCGGGTTCTGGATCGGTTTTTTCGGCCTCAGGGGTTGCTTCAGGCTCTTTTGCCGGTTCCTCGGGGGCTTCCTCTGCTTTGGGCGCAAAACGTCCCTGTTCGTCCCGTGCGGGCTTTTCAGGTTCGGTTTCGGCAGATTCAACGACCGGCGTTTCCGCTTCCTCTTGCGCGCTCAGAATCTTGTCGAACGCTTCGCCAATATCAAAGCCCTTGGCCTCGCCATCGGACATTACAATTCCCCTCGGTTTTGCTTGGCTTCGATGATGTCGTAATCACGCGCGATCTCATGTTTCAGATCGGGCAATGGTTCGGGCTTGCGGTTCACAAGCGCATCGATCTCATTGCCGACTTCAAACACGTTGTGCTTGCGCATGTGTTCAATGTGCTGATGCCGGGACGTGACGTGTTCGCCATCGAGCGTCGATTTGTAGTCGTAAATCTCTGCGTTATGGATTGTCGCCGGCGCAGTGATCGCTTGAACCATTGGGGTTCCGCATTCACACGCAGGCCAATCCCCGTGATCCGCCAGCTTGCGGAACACTTCGCCGCGCTCGCCGCATGCCGGGCAACGGATGGCATAGATCGGCATCAGGCGCCGGCCCCGACTTCATGGGCCTCAGCGTCTGCATCTGCAGTCGCATCCGCCGCGATCCGCGCCACCTCGATTTTGCCCAGGTTCTGGATATGCGCGACCAAAACGGCGGTCTGTTGCTTGAACTGCTCTGCCTGCTGTTTCAGCGCCGCATCGATATGGGCTTGGATGGCCTGCTGCTGCATGGCCTGCTGATTGGCTTGCGCGTCCTGCACAGCATCTGCAGCCATGCCAGCGTGTTCGGTCGCGTGATCGTGCGCCATGTCCTTTGCACGCAGCGCCAGATCGCCTTGAAGCTTGGCCTGAGCAAGCTGCATGTCGCCCTGTTGCTTCGCCTGCTGAAGCTGAAGCTGGCCTTGGATTTTCATTGTTTCGGGGTCGGGCTGCGGCGGTTGCGATGCCTTGGCCAGCGCGGCTTTTTCCAGATCCTGCACAGCCGACGCAATCGCGCCTTCAAGGTCGCGGCTGATCGGGAATTGCCTGACCGCCCATTCGAGCATTTTGCCTGCCAACGGGAGCAATTCGGGCGTGGCTTGGACCGCATCCGTTGCGGATTTGAGATAGCCGCCCACAGCGGTCATGAACTGCACCGCCTGCTGCTGCTGGGCTTGCTGATCCGCGACAACCGAACTGTCGGTTTCGATGTCGATCAGGAAACGACGCTCAGGCTCGTTGCGGATGAATTGCAGCACTTCATCCCAGCACGGGCGATCGGCCATCTCGGCGACCATTTCGTCAGGGATCTGCGGCGGCTGCCCTTGCTGCGGTTGCTTGGCCGCTTCGACTGCCTGTTTCGCCTGAGCCAATTCCTGCTGGTTGGCGCAAAGCTTCATGCCCGACATCTGCACAATGTGCTGATCGGCAAACACCCGGCAGATGATTGACGCCATGATGTTCAGCGTGTTGACAATGCATCGGTCGATCTCGCGCTTCTTTTCGTCAAAGCGCATCGTGATGTAGTTGTTTTTGATGTTCTGCGCGGTCGCGGTCTCGCTGGCCTGCGTGTCGCCTCGGATCAGGTCGCTGATGCCGGTCAACTGGTAGCTGTCGTTTAGCGCTTTATCGCGTTCGCCGTGAAGGATCATCAGCGTCTCCGCGATTTCCTTCATCGGGACCATCGACACAACGCCGTCCAGACCACCCTTGCCAGCCAGAGCCGCCCAATTGGTCACGGGAACAAGCGTGTTATCGTTTTGCTGGAACAGCCTGGCCAATTCAGGCACGGACGCATCGTAGACCCCGACCACGCGCACAGCATCGGTCAGCGCATCAATGCGACGGGTCAGGCGTTGAATTTGCCTGATCTGCGTGCGGTATTGACGATAGTCTGAAACCGGAAACAAATCTTCGTTTGCCAGCGTGGCATAGATCGGGCGCGAACACGGAAAGAACTTGGGCAGGCCAAGCGGATCGTCGTCGATAACCTTGATTGGTTCAGGAACGCCCTTCGACACGAACACGATCTGCCGCTTGCGCGCGTCCCAGCATTCGTAAATGGTCGCCAGACCATCGGCAGGTTCGGTATCGTCGGGCCGCTGCTCGCTTTCGGTCGATCCCGTGTCGCTGCGAACCGTCTGAGCATCGAACGCCAGACGCGCGGCCCATTCCTTGCCAAAGCGCTTTTCGACTTCCTCACGGTCCAGACGAAGCCGACGCCAGACGCCGCGCACATCCTCCCAACGCCGCGCGTCTGTATGGCCGAAGTCCGACCAATGCACGTAGTCCGCAACGACTTCTTCGAAATCGAGCAATTCCTGAACGGGCGGCGGGTTGTTGCTTTCGTCCGCTGCCAGCGTGTCCAGCTCAGCCGGTGCAATCTGCTTGATGTGAGGCACATAGCGCACCCACGGCACACCCCGGCCGGTCAGGAGATAGTCATCACGCGCCGCTCGAATCGCCGAACCAAAGCCATGTTCGGACATCTGGTAAGCGAGGCACCGCTCGATGACTTCAGCCGCCGTTCTGGCAACGGGATTGTTGTCATCGTGGCGCATGATGACCACCGGCTTCGGGGTCTGCGCATACATCCCAGGTTTCAGGTTTTCGACGTTCGACCAGAAGATGTTATACCGCGCGTCCTTGTCGGATTGCTCTACATCCTCAGCCACACCGTTGCGCGACAGCGTATAACGCTCGATCGCGTGACGCGCCCACAGGTTCCACCGCGCACGCTTTTGGCGAACGTCGTAGGCTTGGATTTCCCGAAGCCAGAAGGATGCAACGTCAATAGTCACACGATCACCGATGCGCCAACGGTTGCGGTCACAGCCGGGGTCGTGCCGCCGATCGTGCTAATGACCCGCCAGGTCTTGGGCAGCGTGCTATTCGCCACCGTGTTGGCCGATGCAGTCAGGCCGGGATAAACTTCGATGACCGTGGTTGCGACCGACGTAAGCGCCGCCGATGCCAGAATGGTGTAGTACTTGCCCGAGGCGGTATCTTTGCCCTGCAACGTGACAGTCAGCGTCGGCGATGTGCCGGTGATCGCGGTGATGTCGATCACGATCTTGATGCCGCGCCCGTTGATGTTCGTCTGATCCGTCCCGTTCACGCCTGCCGATGCGGCGGTGTGGGTAATCAGCGCGCCAGTATCGACCGGGCCAAAGATCGGCAGACCGCTTTCGGTGGTGGGAGTGTTGGGGCTTGCCATGGTCTGACCTCAGTAGTTCGACGCAGACGCGCGTCGGCGGTTGTTGACGATCTCGTTGAAAGTGGCGTTCTCAATCCCGCGCGGAGGGCCTTTCCAGTCGCGGGTGGGCTGTTCTTCACGCCAGGCCACAGCGAGCATTCGGAATGCGTCGGCGGCATGGCTGGTCCAATCGTGGCGCGGGCTTTCGCGGAAGCACCGCTTGTCCTCGTCCCATTCCCGCTGATAGTGGCGCAGGCTTTCCAGCCCGATCTCGCACTTGGCTTCATCGAACCAGCATGTCGGAAGCACAGCGCGCGCCGCCTGAATGCCGTTCTGCACGCCGATGTCAGGAACGATCTCGCCCCGCACATTCAGCGACCAAAGCTGCTCAGCGATCGATCGGCCATTGCTGGCCAGGGTTTTCATCCGCGCGTCATGCGGCAGGTAGTGCTTGCCGTAGACGTAGGGCTTGGAATGAATGACCGTCGCCAGATCGGCCACGTCGGCGCCGCTGATCGCGTAGAAGTCCAGAACGTGGATTTCGGATTTGACGCGCTGGTAAAACCAAATGGCCGTATCGTCCCGCCGCCCCAAGTCCCAAGCCGTATGGACTTTGAACTCAGGCTGCCACGGCACATCGCAAATGCGGCCTTCGTTCAGCGCCTGAGCCAATTCCTTGCCGTAAAACGCGCCAGTGATCGCCGCGTCAAAGCTGCACTCGAACTCCTGCTCGTATTCGTTTTCACTCAGGAGCGAGCGCTGCATTTCCAGTTCGTGGTCTGGGAGAATGCCGGTTTCGGACGCTTTGAGGATCTGCAGGAACCAATCCGCCGGATTGTCGCGCGCCAGCTTGACCAACTGCCCCAGCAGGTTTTGCCAACCCCGCGGCGTGCCCGAACAATCGAGCCATCCCTGCCGATCTGCCAACGCGGGCAGTATGACAGTAGTCAGCACTGATTGCGCAACGCCCTGCGCCTCATCGATGCAAATGCCGTCGAAGTAGACCCCGCGCATCCGTTCGGCGTTCTCAGCGCCGTACAGGCGGATCACAGCGCCGTTATGCGGCAGCGTGATGGACAACTCGCTTTCGTTGACCTTGCCGCCCAGCGCGGTCAGGGGGGCCAGGTAGTGCTTGAGGTAAAGCCACGCAATGTCCTTGGCCTGCACGAAGAACGGCGCCAAGTATCCGAAACGCGGGCGCGGCTTCTCACAAAGGATCGCGTCCTTGATGATCCGATTGATACGGGCCACGGTCTTACCCGCACGGCGATGGGCCACAGTGACCGAAAAGCGCTTGCGGTTGTCGTGATACGGGCGGAACGCATCGCGCGGACTGTAGTCGATGACGAGCGCGGTCATGACTTCCACTCGATCGTCAGGGTCTTGGGCGCGTCATCCGCAGACTGAAGCGGAATGATCTTGCCGACCAGCGTCATGAACGCGACGGGGTTTTCGTCCGCCTGTTTGGTCAGGTATTTAACGCCGCCCGCATTATCGAGGGCCTCAAGGATCATTGATTTGAGTGTGGCCGTGGTTTTGTTGGGAACGCCTTTGGGCCGACCCTTGCCCGCGTTGGTCAAGTTCCGGTTCTGCACCCTTCCTGTATTTTGCTGAGGCGCGCCATTCGACATGGGCAAGCCATTTACAGCAAGTCAAAGCGCTCCGGCATATCGCATTAAATCGTCATGCAGAAATTCTTGGCAGCACGCGGAACACTGTGGAAATGTGCACATGCAGTTCGCGGGCGATGCGCGACTTGTTCACGCGGCCCTCGTTGCGCCGCATCTCGATTGCGCGATCAACAATGGCCTGAGCCTTGCGTGCGCTTCCTACCGGTCGTCCTCTGCTCATTGTGCGCCCTTTCATGGTTACTTCCACCCCATCCGAACGGGCCGGTTTGCGCCAGTTCGCTTCTGTGGTGTGTCTACAGTCCACTCGCGCGCGCGTATTCCTCCCCCAGTCTTCATTTTTCTCTCTTTCTCTCTTTTCTCTAAGATAAGAGTAGAAAGAGTAGACAGGGTGGAAATGTGGCGGATTTCTGCGGGTTTCGGTGTCTACCTTTGTGTCTACGCATGTCGTCTTGGCGAGCGTAGACATGTGGCACTTGCGTAGACCGCGCCGCCCGCGCGCAAAAAAAGAAGCGTAGACAAACGGACAAGCGTAGACACTTCCGTAGACAGAAGCGTAGACGGTCGGAATATGGTGGTTTTTCATCATGTTGACCTTCGCCAAACCCGCACGCTCTTGCGATTTGCGTCCTTGCCGATCTTGATGTCGAAACCGATCTTGGTCAGGCACTTCGCCACCCGCAGTTCGGCTTTCCGATCTTTGCGCTCGTGCGGAATGCCCAGCATTTCGAGCACGGCCGCGGTCGTCGCCGTCTCGTAGCCCACCAGCTTCTCGCTCAGGATTTCCTCCCAAACGTCGTATTCCTCGCGCTCAGCCACCTGCTCAGCGGCAAGGGCCTCCTCCTCTGCGCTCAACCACCATTGCTCGCCGGCCTCGAACGCCTGGCGCGCCTCTGCCCAAATCTGATCGCGCCGACTCTGGATCAGTTCGATGTTCGCCGAGGTGACCGCGACGGGCCAGTACCGCCGGTTGCCCGTGGCGTCGGTCAGATATCCGCTTTCGCCCGGGTTGATCGTGCCGAAAAAGATGCACTGCCGCGGGTGGGTAGAGGCCATCTTGGCATAGGGCAGCACGACGGTATCGGCGCGCATCGGCAGTCAGCCCTTGGCGCTCAGACCAGACCAGCTTGTCGAGCCACGCGGGTCCGCAATCCGGGTTCACGTCGATCACCAGCTGGTTGAACGCGCGCCGCACCGGGCTGCCCATGCGCGCGACCATTTCGAGGCTTTCGCGCAGCCAGGTTTCGCGGCGCTTTACGCGCTCGTGGTCGATCGGATCACCGCTTCCATGGGTTCGATCTCCGATCGGGCTGCGAAACGTGCCGACCGCATAGGCCGTCCAATAGGCGTTGGACAGCGACCGCGCCATGTCGAGCATGGCCTTGGCGTCGTTCCCTTCGCCCAGCAGGCCGGCGCGGTAGGCGCGACCGATCGCGTCGCACCCGTCTTGGCCATAGAGCGCCTGCATCGCCTGGGCGTGCTCGGTCCCGTGGTCGATCACCAGCACAAGCCGTTCCTTGCGCGTCTTGCGTTTGAGCCGTCCGTTTGGCTCGCGCGGCCCCTGCTTGTGCTTGCGTCCTGCTTTGCCCATGGGTCACCTCTTTCCACAACGCCGGCCGCGCGGGCCTCGATCAGTTTCCGTCCCAGCGCGCTCATGCGACGGCCAGAGCCCGGGCAGCGCGACACGGCCGCGGCACGAACAAACCCGAGCTCAAACGCGACAGCAGGCACCGGTTCTCCAGCGCCATCTTGGTCTGGTGCGGCAGCGCATTGATCTCGCCGATCGACATGCTTGGAACCGACTTGCACAGATCCTCGAACCGCGCGCGGCGTTCAGCCTCGCCCTTCGACCAGGCCACAGCCTTGACATGAACCGCGTCGTCAGCGCGGCGCCATTCGGCCAGGATTGCCTTGCACTCGGCGATCGAGGGAAACCACTGACAGCGTTCGAGGGCGGCGCGGGTCATGAAGCTGAGCGCGTCGGCGGGATAGTCGCTCAGCAGCCGGGCGTAGAGCTTGGCGCGCTGTTCTCCGGTCGTGTCGTCGTCGGCACGGCGCGGCAGGATCGAGAGGCTGCGCAAGCATGCCGCGAAATGCTCCGGAGTGGTCGACGGCAATGCCGGAACCGGCGCGGCGGCAATGCTGCTCACCAACGCAAGGGCGGTGTCGTCCAGTCGGTCAGGCAAAGAGCGAAGCATCACCAGCACGTCGCTGGGCGAGCCCGTTGTCAAGGCGGTCGAGGGCTCGGGTGAAGCCATCTCCCTCGTTCCGATTGCGGGCAGCAGGTCGCTGATTTGTCGTGCCTCGGTCATGTTTGGGTCTTTCGTCGTGCTTGCGGCGGCACCAGTTCCGCCATGTCGCTTGCCAATCGGCTTTTCGGCCCCTGTCGCCCGGGGCGGATGCGGCCCAATCCCTGAACCGCGCCAGTTCGCGCTCAAGATCGCCCGGGGCCCAGGTCGCGACATCGCTTGCCAGCGGTTCGGCAAACGGCTCGGGCTGCCAATCGTCGGGAAGCCGGGTCGCCTTACGCGCGCGGGGTGGTGTATCCGGGTGGGTATGGGGGTGGGGGTTAGAATTATTTTCATTGGGGGAGGGGGAAAGGGCGGGTTCGCCCGTGTCGTCACGCTCTGTCACGTGACATTCCGTGACAGCACGTGACCTGCGGCGGTTTTGACGCTCGCGATCCTTGGCGCGCCGATCGTCAATCGCCCTCTCTGCGATCCTCTTTTCGGCAAGCAGCATGGCCACCTCGGCCACGATGTCGGGTGAGGCTCCATCGGCGATCAGGCGGCCCAGAAGATCGCTCACGACAGCACCCCCGCGTCCCGAAGCAGCGCAAGGCCGGCGGCCGGGCTTCGCACGACATGGAACGGCACCCCGACCATCGCGCACCAGTCGCGAAAATCACGCTGGTTCGGGGTCAGGCTGCCGTCCTTGCTCTTGAATTCGATCGCCAATGCGCCGCCCTGCCACAGAAACAGGAAATCGCTCGTGCCGGTGATCAGGCCCAGCGCGCGCGCGATCGCCGCGCGGATCAGGAACTTGCGCGGGGTGCCGGGCGCCATGCCGGCAAGCTCGTTCGCCGGATGCGTCCAAACGGCGCGCAGCCGGCCTTCCATCGTTGCTTTGCGCAGGTCTTGGGCAAAACCATAGGCAGCCGCGTCCTCGGGCCCCAGCCGGGTATTCGCGGACAGGGGCGCATGGGACATCAACCGCAAGAGGAAGGCCGGCGTCGTCACTCGCGTCAGGCTTCCGGCGCGCCGACAAAGATCGGCAGCCCGGTTTCCTTGGCGACCGTATCGAGCGCCTCGTTAAACGCGGTCTCGAAGGTCAGGTCGGGGCGCCAGAGCTCGTACCAGAACACCAAGCCATCGCCGGTCTTGCGGTACCGAAACCGCGCGATCAGGCGAAACAGGTCAGCCGACCGGGCAAACACCGGAATCGTGATCGAGAACATGGTGGGCAGCACCAGTGGCTTGCCGTCGCCGTCGGTGTGCTCGCTGTCGAAGGTGAACTGCGCCTCGCCGCTCGCCAGGTTGCGCGCTTCCTTGATCACCGCCTTTTCGTAGATCTGCAGCCCGCGCGAAATCTCGACCAGCTTGCTCGGCGTCGCGATCGTGCCGCGGTTGGCCGCGACAAAGGCCTTGCTCGATTCCGCGAACGCCTCGACCGGATCGGCCGACACGTCGACGATGTGGTCCTCGATGAACCGCGCAAAGTCGGCCATACCCATCGACTTGGCATCGGCCTTGGTCCACGCCTGCCATTCCTTCGACAGCGGGAACGCATAGGTCGCGCGATGCCGGCCGAACCGGGCCTCGCTCGGGCCCTCGGGGTTGTAATCGAACACCGTGGTCAGCCGCGGCGCGGCCTCGCCATCATTCGCGAACACCGCGCTGTTGTCGGCCTTGAAGCGGTTGGTCAGCGCGATGAAGCTGTCCAGCTGGGTCAGGGTCGCGGTGCCGCTGCGCGCGATCGGCTTGGCGCGGTAATCGGCAAATGCGCTCGCCGGGATCGGGGCAATTGCGCCATTGGCAAGCACCGCAGGCATTTCGGTCTGATCGCGCGGGTCGGTCAGCGTCAGCACTTCGCCCTTGGCGAGATCGGAGGCGACCTGATAGCCGGCCAGCAGCAGTTCGCCGGGCCGCGAGATCGGGGTCATTTCGGTGGTATCGGGCATGTCGGGATTCCTTCGATCAGCCGCGGACGACGCGGGCTTCGGTGGTGACTTCGCGGATGGTGCCGAACAGGTTGCCCTGGCGCGGCTTGTTCGGGCTCAGGCGCCCATCGCTGGTGAACCAGGCGACGGTCGCGCCGTGCTTCTCGACGGGCAGCGTGATCTTGAGGCTGGGCGTCAGCACCGAGAACTCGCGCGCAGGGTCGAACTCGACCTCGATCGACAGCACGATCTTGCCCTTCACCTTGCGGCTGCCATCGATGCCGGCCGCTTCCAGCTTGGTCGCGAACTCGCGCAGCGGCTCGGTGCTGTCGGCGTTGAACTGGCCGTCCTTGAGCATCAGGATCAGGTCGGACAGCGTTGCGGCGGCGGGGTATCGACGGCCGCCATCCGCAGCGTCGAGAATTTCCCCGGTGTCGGGGTCGAAATCGTCTGCCATTTGCATTCTCCTCGGCGCGGGCTAATTCGGATGTCGGGCGCCGCGCCATCGCTCGACGGGAAATCGGGTGGCGCGGCGCTCAGCCGTCCGAGACACT